TGTCCACTAGTACTTAATCTTGGACTAAAATCTACTAGATAAGGCACTTCATCTTTAACAACAAAGTCAGCCATAAAAGGACCATTATCATATCCTATGCTTTCGCACATAATTCTGCAATATTCTTTTATATCTGACTGTACTGGTGTGCTAGATTTACTAGGCCATGTGAATCCTGTTTCTGCTCTATATGGAAGATCACTTATTTCAATATCATATATACAGTCTAAAATAAATTTCCCATTTACTATTCTGCCCGATACACTTACTGTTGGTCCTTCTATATATTCTTGGAATATATAACCTGCATCTAAATCATTATAGTGTATGTCATCTAAAAAATAACGGTATTGACTCCAATTTTCAAGAACCTTTATACCGATGCCGCCTGTACCGTTTGCAGGTTTTGCTACTACAGGGAATGTTTTACGTAAAGATGTGTGAGTCATTGGTACTGGTATACCAATATTGTAAGCATGTGCAGTATAATTTTCTTTGTTTGATAGTATATTACATTGTTCTTTTGTGATACCGACTAGGTCGTGTATGTAAGGAAGCAACATGTCGTTATATAAGGGAAATATATAATCTATATTATTTTCATTTATAATTTTACGTAACTGATTAGCAAGGTCTGATCTATCTTTAGCTTTAATAGCATAGTGTTCTATACCGTCAGGAACACTAGGTATCATTTTATCTAGCAATGGAAATTGAGAGTTAGTATTTGCTTGCCAAGTACATAGTTTGTAATTTGTTAGTTCTTGTAGGGTATACCTTAAATTATTGCTTTGGTAATTTATAATTACTTTAGGCTCCATAAGTAATTTTATCCCTCATAATAGTATTGGTATACTTTATTTTCATAGTAATAAATCTTATAGTAGAATCATATGGTAAGGGTTTGTTGCCTAAGCAATAGTCATACAACTTATTACCAGTTAAATGGCCAGCTTTGACAAAAGCAGCATCTGTAACATTATATTTTTCTTCATATATTGAAGCATACTTCTTACCATACTTTGAAACATCTAAGCCTTGTACATTATGTGTATTTCTTTCTTTGTTTGCTCTTTCAATGTCTTCACTGCGTACCCAAAAAAATCCCCATTTGCCTCGAGACTCACATTCATTTAATTGGAATTGCATTACTTTCAAAATGTTTCTAAAATTAGCAAAATGGCTTTGGTCTTTTCTTGCCAGTAATGTATCACATAACACCCACGGCATATTTGGTAAATCTTCGCCTGCAACAATTGCTTGTATTTCTTTATTTTTTAATACAGCATAAATGTGTCTATTAGGTTCTATAAATTTTATATTTTGCCAATGAAAATCGTTCTGTAAATTATGTGATTTAATTTGGTCGTTTATAAAATTAAAGAATAAATCTTTATGATCAGGCGTTAATTTGATACATTCATCAATCATAGTTTATAGTCTTTTCAATAGTATTGTACTTATTTGTGTATATTACTGTAGCTCCATCAAATTGAAAAGAAGTAGTATAACTAAGGACTACACATGGATCTCCTATTTCGCCTAATCTTGCACCACCGCCGTTTAGTTCAAACACACCTTTGTTTCCTGGAATTACATATGTAGTCCAACGGTCACCGGTATTCATATTTACAATATCAACTTTTTGATACGGATCAAGATCAACTTTAGACATTAAATCACGACAGATAGTTACACTACCATCGTAGTCTAACGATTTATCAGTAACATGAATATTTTGAATTTTAGATTGGATATACTCTCTCATAGTACTATTGTACTATAAAAAATTTGTGTTGTCAACCTATTAGTTTAAGTCTACCCAAGCTGAGCCAGTATAGCCTTGGAATTTAGTGCCAGTACTATTAAAGATTATCATACCTGCAGCTGGTGTTGTTACAGCCGCTGACCTTGCAGTATCGTCAGCAACTACTTTAAGCTGGATTGCTCCACTAAATGATGCTACAGAATCTGTTTGTGCAATTTGTAGCACTACAGTTTGATCGCCATTTGCTGCTGAATTGTATAATTCAATATTTGTTGGTATTCTGTTTGCCTCTGGAGCTGCCGAAGCAAGGAATCTAATACCTCCTGAGGCCCTATAAGCTGTACCGTTATATCCAGCTGCTGCATATGCTCCGAGTTGATCACCCGATTGTACTGCTGTTGGTGCAGCCTTTGTACCTCTAGATCTTAATGCACCATATGTACTTCCGTAGCCTGCATCAGAAGCATGAAATGTTCTTATTGTTGTTGTACCTTGTGTGACAGCGTCATTATAAACACCAAGTGTTCTGTTGTTGCCTGTGTCTGTAACACCGCCAACTTGTGAACTTCTGCCTAATACTATCGATCCAGCAGTATTTTCAGTAGTGATTGTAAAAACATTACTTTCAGTATTTTGCTCTAAGAACATTGTATTCTTACTAGTAGCTGAAGTTAGTTTAATATTGCCAGCTAGTACGCCTAATTGTGTACTAACTTGTCCAGTAATCTTATTGTTAATACCATCTACAAGTAATGAACTATCTTCACCAAACACACTACCGCTCATAGTACCAAGTAATTGACCATTTACAGTACCGTTAAATACTGCATTAAAACTATCTAATATCTTAGACGAGTCATCAGTTGAGCTGAATATATCACCTTGTATATCACCTAACCATTGGCCTGTAGCTTTATCAAATACCTTCCTTAAACCAAGATCAAAAATGTCACCTTGGAAATTACCAATAATATCACCGGTAAACAATTTAGTAGTTGGATTATATGCTGTTGTTCCATCACCGGCTTCGATGGTCATATTTTTAACAGTGCTAGTACTTGTATCAACTAGCTGGGTGCCATCAAGTTTGTATAAATCTCCGCCATATACATCGCCCATAAGTCTATTATTATCATGATCAACTAATAAACTACTATTGTTTCCTACAATACTTAATCTAATCTGTGAGTCTTTTAATTGTTCAACTTTAAAGTTACTTCCATCATGTATCAGGATCTGACCCCAACCCGGGCCACCATCTGGATATATTACATCGTCATGATTATTTAAATTGCCTAGTGTTGCACCTGCAGGGTTTACTGCTGTCCAATAGTTGTCGCTTGAAGACCATGCTAAAACTTGCCCATCACTAATGCTACCCAGTGTAACATCATTTAAATCATTTAGTGATGATGCGCCACCGCCGCTTCCTTGTACTACAACACCGCCAGCAGTTGTACCATCACCAACATATAACGACTTTGTATCAGTTGTGTAGATAAGTTCGCCCGCTGCTGGTGTAATAAGCTGACGCTCAGCGTTGGTACCTCGTCTTAGCCTTAATGCCATGTTTATAACTCCTGAAACTTATTTCTTATTAGTATTTATACCTTTTTAAAGATAAACTATATTAACTAAGATCTCTTCATAAAGGTTTTTGTATGAGATTTTACATCATTTACAAGTGAGGGAGTATCTAACTTAAATTCTACTGTTTTAATTACATCATTAAATTCATTAAAAAACAAGTTTAGTGTTTCTTCTAAATCAATTTCAGCAGATTCTTTCTTTTTCTTATCTTCGTCTAAATCTATTTGCCATTCTTTGCCGTCTTTAAAGACTACTTGTACTTTGGATATGTATTTGATGGGTACTGCTTTGATTTCGATATGCTCAAAAACTTCAGGCCAGTAGTCGACAACTTCTGTAGGGAGTTTATTTTTAGACACTCTCTACGGTCTTTTTAGCAGTCTTCTTCTTTGTAGGAACTAGCTCTTCTGCCTGTTCTCTTAGAGCCTTTGCTTCTTTAAAAAGAGCATCTGCTTGTGACCTATATTGAGCTGCTAAATCAGCATCACTTAAAACACCATCATTGCTTGCACCTGCTGCAACCTGTTCAGCACTCAAACTTGGATCTGTAGTTTCTGTAACAACTTCTGGTCTGTTTCCAGCTTCGTCAGCTAATGCTAAATCAGCAACAGTAACACCTTTTTGTTCTGCAATAACTTCGTTAAGTTCAGCAAGGCTTATTGATGTATTATTGTTAGGAGTCATTTCCACATCAGCTGATGCAACTTTCATCATTTTGCCTGTTGCATGGAATCGTGCTAGCATATTAGAACCGTCTGGTAGTTGTGTTCTTGCCATTACAGTTGCAAATTCATCTGCTTCTTGTCCTGCTGATCCTTCAACAGTTTTAATAAGTGTGTCATGCTCTTCTGCCATTAAACTACTAGTGTCAACAATAACACTTTGATCAGGCTCTCCTGGTACTACCCTATAAGCTACAACAACTCCTCTTTGATTTTTGGCCATTCGACCTACATGTTTTAACATATTATGCTCCTTGTGGCTGTTCCTGTTGATTCTGGGAGACAGCTTCTAAAAATGCTTCTAATTTATTATAAGTTTGACCAACTGTCATCATTTCGTTAGGCTTAAATGCTCCGCGTTGACTAGCAACGTCGATTATGCTTCTTAATGCCTGAAGATCTTGTACAGTTAGATCAGGACCTGCTGGTGCTTGTTGCTGAGGTGCTTCTACAGGTTCTCCTGATAGTGCTGCCGCAACATCTGCAGAATCAACTGCGTCATTTACTTCATTCTCGCTCATAATTTCTTTCTCCTATATAATTAATTATGCGTAAATTTTTAGGTATACTTTAAATGTGGACAAGCCAACATAAAGTAACTCATTTCTTTGGTTTCTTCGAAGCCAATAGTAATTACCTGATTAACTTTGTTGTCGTTATCTAAAGTGACTTTCCTACCAATATAATAACGGTTACGAAGATTAGAGTCAATCCAATTAGATAAACTTTCTTCTATATTATAAGATGATGGTAGATTTACGTATTCAAAATAAGGAATAGGTGTTTTAACCTTCCTTATTCCAAATACATCATATGGATTTGGTTTTTTATTTTTTATCATGCAGCTTCGTCATAGTGTGCAGTAACACCAAATGGTGCCTGCAAGTTTTTATCTCTATTACTGTGTATAACAAATACTGTATCACAGTAATCCTCATCGCCCCATGAGTCCCATGCATATCCATCTGTAAACATAAGGAACTTTTTAGGTTGAATGTCATTTTCTTTCATATAAGTCCAGTTAACCATAAAGTCAGTGCCGCCTCCACCTTTTACTTCATAGTCTTCTAGACTATCTCCGCCATCTGCACTAAAGTCAGCTTCGTTATAAACTTCTGTATCGAAGCACCACAATTTAATATTGTAGTCTCTGTATTCGTCCATAATGCCTTTTACTTCGCTTAAGAAGTCTTTGGCTTGCACATCACCAATTGAACCTGACATATCAATACAAATACATAGATCAATTGTTTCTTGAAAGTTCATTCCTGGAAGTATAGCACCAGTGTGCCAACCTTTTCTGCCCGGACGACTAAAAGTGTAATCATCACGTATAGTAGACTGTATCTGCTGACGTAGTATTTCACGCCAGTTCATTTTAGGCTCTGTAAGTTCTTTAATCATACGTTCAACACCTGCAGGAACATTACCAGCACCTGCACTCTGTGCCGCGGAAATCATATTCTCTTTGATTTCGTCACGTATCTTTCTAAGCTCTTCGTCACTGTAAGTTGGACGACCTTTACCTTTTTGGGTTCCACCGTCACCGTTGGCACTAGCGCCTTGGCCTTGTTCTTCTTCACCCGGATCTTTACCCCAGTCAACGTGTTCGTCAAGTAATTCACCAAGTTGTTTTAGTTCTTCTTCGTCATATTTCTTGTGAATATCATCATATACTTCTTCAGAAGTCCAATTTTCGTATTTAAAGTCTTGATAGCAATCAATAATCTTTGGTTTCTCTCCAATACGATCACGTACTAATATATTGTTTACAATATAGTCAGCCGCGATATTATAAATTAATGCATCGCGATCTTCACGTCTAATAAGGTGATCAAAAACGCAATGTAATATTTCGTGTGCAATAACAAATTCAATTTCACGATTTGAAAGTGCATTAAAGAATTGGGTATTAAAGTATAAGTTTCTGCCATCAACTGCGGCAGTAGGGCACCAGTCATCTGCACATTGTATTCTAAGGCGTGTTGCCATGTTACCAAAAAATGGATGTCTAAGGAGTAAGCCTACACGAGCAACAATAATTCTATCTTGGACGTCTTCACGCATTGTGTCCAATTCTGCTTCAGTAAGATCTGGGTTAGGTTGCCAATGTTTTTTACCTGCAACATTATAAATTGGAGCATGTAAATTAACTAAATCGGAATAGTGTGTTTCTATTTGTGCCAGTGCGTTCATTGTGCTTATACCCTCTTTTCTAACTTTATATACTTATTATAACATCTATACATAGTTTGTCAACCGAAAAGAATGGAGGGGGCGTTAACCCCCTCCATAATTACATTAAACGCCTTGTGCGGCCTTAATGTATTTGCCATAACGCTCGTGGAATTCATCAAAACAATCCACTTCGTCTGGATCAATGGGTAATGCATACTGTGTAAGTGCGAGCTTAATGCCCATAACCACTAGTTCAGTATCGAAGTTATCCATTGCAAATCGCAGGAAGTTATTGACTTTAGAGTCGAACTTCTTATCACCTTTATCACAAGCTTCTTTCAGCTCGTAGCATAATGACACAGTGAGGGAATACATAGCACTGATTTCTTTACTGGTCATTTCAGTGACTTTGCCTGCGAGTATTTCAGTTGGATTGGGCATTTCGCTAGCTACTTTACGGTGTGCCATAAATTTAACTGCTAGTCCTTCACCAACTGCACCACTAACCAAATCGGTTAATGTGGTTTCGTCAATGTCGTCATCCAATAATTCGGATACAAACGACCATGAACGAGGTGTTGCAAACGAACGACTTGGACTTTTTGGATCAAAGTCATACAAGTCTTTCTTTGCAAATGTCAAGTAACCAACAACGTCTTGGTGCTGATTATTATTTACTGACCACTGGAACCAATCATCCCAACCAACTACAAGTTCTAAGTGGATAAATCTGTTAGCTAACGGAGCAGGCATTCTGTAAGTAACGCCCTTGTCAGCTTCTCTATTACCAGCTGCAATAATTAAAACATTGTCTGGAAGCTTGTATTGTCCAATACGTCTGTTAAGAATAAGCTGATATGCAGCCGCTTGCACACTAGGCGCAGCTGAATTCATTTCGTCTAAGAAAAGAACAACCCAATCAAATTGTGCCGCAAACTCTTCACTTGGAAGTTCTGCAGGAGGTGCCCAAACCATTGTACCTGCATTACTATCAAAATACGGAATACCTTTAATATCTGTAGGTTCCCATAGTGATAATCGAATGTCAATCAAATGACTGTTACCTAAGTCATTTGTAATTTGTCCAACAATGTCGGATTTACCAATGCCTGGAGGCCCCCATAAGAAGATTGGACGCTTCTTTTTCAAAGCGACATTAATGCTCTTCTTTGCTTTATTTGGTGTTACGGTTCTAAGTGCTGTTGCAGTTTCCATCTTGTGTTTCCCTCTTATCTGTTATCAAGTAAGTTATCAGTGCTAATTTCTAACTATACATATAGTATAGCACCTTTTAAGGAAATGTCAACCAGAAAATGCTATTTTTTTGAAAAAAGATTGGAAATATCTTGGGCAGATAGTGTATTAAAGTCGACTCCTACATTAATACGTAGACTGTTTGGATTGGATTTTTGCACACTATGCCACTCAAAATGATTAAAAATTAACCATTTATCTTCTACTAATTGTGCTTGATCTGCTACTTCTAACTTAGTTACATCAGGAATGCGATATTCGTCTACTACTTTAAAGTCTTCTGTGTTCTTCCACCATGTAGTAGTCTCTTGGTCGCCTTGTAGTAGCTTAAAAATACTTGCTTTTCGATAGTGTCCTTTGTGTGGATATAACATAGTTCCGCCTGTGCTAACTTGTAGAATTGGAACCATTTCGTCTCTACCAAGTTCTTTTAAAAATTCAGGTAGACTATCTATCAGTTCATCTGCTAGATCATCTGGTAAACTGTATTGACTAAATTCTAGTCTAGTAGCATCTGGAAACTTGCGAAGCATTAATAGCTTGCGCCGCATTAGTTCTTTGGCATCGCGTACTCCGACAATAGCTTCCATTTCTTTTATTGTACTACTGTGGCTTAGTTTCCTCCATGCAGGGTTTCGTAATATAAATTTATCAAGAGGAGTATTTTTTATTTTATTACAGATATTTGTAGAAAAATCAGTTTCAATATATTCGTAATACATTATTCTTGATCCATAAATGAATTAAATCTTATGTTAAAGCTAAGGCTTATTCGTTCGTGATCAGTTTTATTAGTAGCAGTTTGATGTTCTATCATTCCTGGCCAAAGATATAATGCACCTACTTCTGGCATAATAAGTTTATCTGGATTTATCATTGACATTACATAATTACTCTGCAACATTACATTAGGATTGCGTAAACTAAGTTCACCATCTTGATTATTTGATTGTACATAATACACGCCAGCTATATCAGCATCACCATGGGAATGAAGATGGGCATGTTGTCCTTTTTTAGTTTTAGTGAACCAACTTGCAGTAATTCTATAATTAGGATGTTTACTTAAATTGTTTGAAACTTCTGAATTAGGAAGTGTATTAAGATATTGCTTGATACAAAAGTCTAAATGTCGTAAAAAATTATTACACTCATTTTTAGTAAGAATACATTCATTAAACGGATTTTCACTTAGTTCATGTGTATTACTAGTCCAGTGTCTATTTTGTGCAAACTTTACACTATCACAAGCCTCAAATAATTCTTTCTGGACTATATCTAATCCAGAGCCTTCTAGCATTTTTCTATAAATAGGAATACCAAAGAGTTCTATAGTATGCATTATATAGCCTCCAAGCTTGGTAGTTGTCCTGTAATTTGTAATGTATAACGGTCTTTAAGACCAAGATTAGCTGCAGAATGTTCACAAAAAGCGTCAAATAAAACAAATTCTCCGCGTTTGTAATTTACAATAGCACGATGCTCGATATCAAAATAATGTCCAGGCTCCCAATCTTGAAGCACAACTACAGCTCTCCATACTTTGGATTTTTCTACATTAAATATTTTTTGGTAAGTATTAAAATGATCTGTGTGTCTTGGCATTATATCACCTGTAGACATTTTATAAAATGTAAATCCACAATTTGACAAGCCAATTTTTTCTGCTATTTTGTTAAGCCAGATATAGTTTTCTTTTACTACATGCATTGCACCAGTAAAACTAGTATGAGTATAACCTTGTCTTTTCCAATCTGTTATATCATATTCGTATGCTGAACGTTTTTCGTATGCTAAATTTTTATATTCGTTATAGACGGGAAGTTCTACTTGTCCTTGAAACCACATTATTCACCTTTCTCTGTTGATCTTGACATTGCTTTAGTAAGTCCATATTTTCTTAAATCTCCCGAAAAAAGAGTTAGTTCGACTGCTTTCTTTTCATTAGTAACTATAATAGATCGAGGACTAATGTAATATGGACAATCTATAAATTTATCTAGGAATATAATTACTTGGGTAGTTAATGGCATATCTTTTGGATAAGGAACATCGTATGTTGCTAAGTCTATTTCATTAACTACTTCAAATCCTAGATCTGTTAATCGTAAACCGCTTGCTCCTTTGTTTCTAGTGTTCTTCCACCATAGTGGCATGAACTCTTTTATTGTCAATTCGTTTGCACTTTTACCTTGTTCTTTTAAAAAGATCTTAGTATATGCTTCTTTCCAGTTCATTCTTCAATAACTACTTCGCCGTCTGTTAATCTATAAACAGCAAACTCTTCACTTGAAAACATATCGTTTAGTTTTTTAGCTAGATTATGTGCATGGCCTGGGTTGGAAAAAGAAACTTTCTTGTATTTCGGACCTGGGTAGTTAGTCAGCATGTTTGCACTTTTTAAATTAAAAGGTTTATCTTTATAAAAAACTGCCCAAATAGCTTCAGCTTCTAACACTTGATCTGACTTATAATTATCGTTATTAATATGCTCCAATATCACTGTGGGTTTTGGTCTGCTCATATGCGTATCCTCTTATTAACTACGCATATATTTATCTCTTTTAGAAGTTAAGTACCTATATATCCTCCAGCAAAGTCATAGTAAAAATATTGTGTACCTGTTCGAGGAACATTTGTTACCCATTCTCCGTTTATTATTACTCCACTTTCACTACTAGTTTTGCCATGATATTCTTCGCCAGTCATATGTATGCTATTATCTACAGTAAAGATAGGAATTTGTGAAGCTCTAGACAATAATCTAAAATGTGCATCGTGCCACCTTTCGAAGTATTCATCTTCATCGTTACCTCTATTGCCGTTTGTACTATGTATAAAGAGACCTACGCCGCCCGTTTTTTGTGCTTCATTTATAATACATTTTCCACCTAACCAACTGTGTCCCCATAGATCATTACATATTAATCCAACTATTGGTATATTACACTTTTCTGTAGTCAACCAATGAATTCGAATGCCATCCTTTTCTAAGTCATTAGGTAATGATGCATCGTGTTCGATAATATGACTTTTATTAGTTACACCAATTAATTCACCATTATTATAAAAACGTATTTGGTTCCTTCTAACTCTTCCAAAATATTCATCTTCTTGCCACATTGTTCCTAAACAAAGACCTACTTTTTTCTCTGCGGAATATTTTTCTATTTCTGTAAGGGCGGCTTGTACATCCTCAAAGTTATAATATGGCACATACCCACTAAGACTTCCTTCAGGAGTAACTAAGTAATCAACTTTATTTTCAGAAGCCCAATCAATTGCAGTTTTTATGGTGATAATATTTTTTTGTATATCTGCTCTTACTGGAATTTGTGCTCCGCCGATACGTATTGATCTTACTTCCATCCAGACCCGCCATCAAGATTTATTTCTATTTTTTCATCTGATTGGCTACTTTGTGATACTAATTTTTCCAAGTCGCCTTCTAATCTACTCATTACAATTCCTAATGTAAAAGCTAAATTTTTGGCTGTTGCAATATCTATTTTAATTTCTCTAGATTGACTAGATTCAGCACTCTTTACCTGTTGAATAAAAAGTTGTAAAGGTATTGTGTTTAATGGCTCAACGGTTTGCAATTGACAACTCCGATCTCATTTCAACATCTGTTTTAAACGGTCCTTTATATCCATATCTTTCCACAGTAACTAATTTAGGACAAAAACTTTTAACCCATCCTTTATCAAACTTAATAATATAATATCCTGCACAATACAAACTATTTGATTTTAAAGACTTTGTAAACAAAGGTAGTTTGCGTTGTACATCATACATTGTATTATGTGGTGTAACACTAGTTGGATAACCGTGTACAATTTTTTCTGATGTTGTTATAGTCTTTGGGACATCCTCGTCCCAGTGTATTGTTCCTAATTTTTTACTAATTTGCTTTGTATTGTCAAAGAAACAAGTTTCGTTATTACACGAATATAGGTATCGTTCGTCATTATAACTTAGTGTTCCAACTTTTTTACCATCATCTTCTACTATCCAAAATTTATTTTTTAAAACAGTATTTGCTTTTATTGTCATACAGGGTACCTCGCTTGTAAAGGGGTTGCATATAGCTGTGCTTGATCTGCAATACGTTGCATATCCCACTTAGCACAGAACTTCATAAGACGCATACCTACTTGTTGTACTTCTTTAGGGGTCATTGCTTCTTCTATAGTATCGTTAATAATAGTTCTAATGTTATCAGGCTGTGCAGTGAGATCGCACAATATAACATTACGTTGATAATCTTCTAGCACACGATGCTCTACACCATCATGATCAGTCCAACGTTGTAGCATCATGTTATTCCAGTTGTAGCCCTTTGTGTCTTTGTCTGCAAATGCTTCTAGTAGTCCAACTTTATTTTTAGTACCTTTCTTACGTACACCTGGATATGCACTAAACACGTTGTCGCTAGTGTCACCACGCATACATTTCTCAAATAACATAAATGCAGGCACAGGTGCAGGCTTCGGCTCTTTAGTTTTCTTATCAATAACATGTTCACCTTTGTCTGTAAAATAGCCTTCATGAGTGATAGTTGTATTACTAACACCATTGTATTGTTTACAGTTAGGAGCAATTAGTTGTGCAAAGTCACCGTCTGTACTAATGATTACATGTGTGTCTTTAGGATGTGCTTGTACCCAGCCTGCAATAAGATCATCTGCTTCTAGTTGCGGATGTTGCATAACAGTACAATTAGTTTTGTCTGTAACAAAGTCCTTAAACTCATCAAAGATCTCCCAAAACAATGTATCTTCTTCTGCTTCTTTTACTGTAAGTGCATCACGTGCTACTTGCCTATTACGTTTGTAAGGTTCGTAAAAGTCCTTACGCCAACTACGACCTTCTAAGCAAAACACAACATGATCAGCATCAAAGTCTTGCCAAGCCTTCTTAATGCTGTTAAGTGTAATATGTAGTGCCATGCCTACCTTAGTGTCAAGGTCACCACGAACTACATGTCTAGCACGAAAGAATGTATTTGCAGTGTCTACTAGTACATATGTACTCATAAGTCAATCCTTAAATAATTTATAATACTATTATAGCACCAGATCTGGCTTGCGTCAACCACTTTCGTTAGACTGTAAATCATCTTCTATATTGAAAAATTCTTCTGATATTATATTTTCGCCAACACTATAATATGGAGGCATATCGAGATATAAATCAAATGCTATACTTACCCTTGGAGTTGTTCCAGTATACTCTGGAACAGCATGTTCGACGTAACTTGGAAATAGAGTCATTCCACCTTTGAAGTTTGATACCTCTTGACCTTGCTCCATATGCTCGTAGTATGTACATGTCTCATAGTCATCCAAATGCATATTACCACTTAAATATGCACTAAACATAGCACTGTGCCTATGTTTTGTAATACGATCTCCTTTGCGTACTACATTAAACCAACTACCAATACGTAGATTATATGGTCTAGTTCCATCTTGCATAATATAGTTAAAGTATTGAAATTTAAGCCATTTTAGTAAATCTCCTATTTCAGGACATTCATCTTTAAATTCAAATGTATTAAATCGACCATGCCTAGTAGTAACATTGTTAGCGTCTAATCCTGTTCTACCATCATTACGATAAGGTAAGTCATTAATAATCTTTTTTTCTTTAGCTAAAAGGAATTCTCGAATAGTGTCTACTTTGTCGCTTTCATCCCATTGTGCAAATCCAAGAGGAGCGTTCCAAACTGGAGCATAAGGAGATATTGGATGCTCACTTTTAAGTCTAAGTATTTCCATTAGCTAACCTCAGACTTTCCATCTCCTGTTGAAACTATTTTAATATGTCCCATATCTCTATCTGTAGACTGTCCTTCTTCCTCTAACATTTGTACTACAATACTCTTAAACCAAGCATCTACTATAGCTTCATTTGTTTCGCCTTGATACCCTGCATCTAGTAGTTCTTCAATAAATTGATTGTTCCAATCTAATTCAAAGAATCCATTTTTAATATTTTCTGGATTAAGTTGTGTATCAAGAACTGCTACCCAAGCCTTACCTGCTTTAGTAGCTTCTTCTTTTTCACGTTCAAGCACTGCCCTACGTTCTTCTTCTGAAGTAGATTGCACTTGTACTTCAGGTTCGACTTTCTTTTTACCTAATGTATTGTTTACAAAGTTTGCAAACCAACTTTTATCTTTTTTCATATCCTCTCCTAAAAACCTTTCTGTCTTAGCCTTTCTATATCTATCGGTGCTTTCATAGCTTTTGATAGTTTTTCTTGTCTTTCGCGTTCGACTTTATCATGTACCCCATGCATTTCCGAATAAGGATATGTGGAGTCTTGGGGTGAAACGCCATCCTCTTTCCATACACGCCTCCGCAACTTCTTGAACATTAAGGTTGTACTCTTCCGAACGTCCGCCCAGCGGCATAAGATATACTGGACAGTCGACCCCGGCGCTACGATACTCTTCGACAGCTCTAGTAACTTCATCAAAGTCATCTTTAGTAGCAACCACAAACTTAAGATAGATATTGCTACCATCCACATTGCTATACTCACTAGCAACATCAGGCTTAATAGCAGTATCCCAAGGTTCTCCGCTAACTGATAGTTTTGGGGAACAAGACCAAGTAACTTCAAATCTGTCTTGATTGCTGAGATAGTCGCAGAAATCATCTTTGAGACGTTGCGTAGTATTTGTTTCAAATGTAACATTTTTTAAATCCTGCATGCGTGGATGTTCGAATAGCTCAATGTAAAGCCGTTGCCACGCTAACAACGGTTCACCGCCTGTCATAATTAAATGTATATCTTGTCCATTATCCATTGTCCACTTACCTTCAGGAGTAAGTGAAAGAAGATGTTCTACTACTTCATCTACTTCTTTTTGCTTATTAAAATGCTTAAACTCAGGATAGATACTTGCATAAGTATCACAGCCTGTGTGTATAATAG